AAAAGTGTATCGGCCATATCGCTATCACCTTCTTTTACAAGGGTTTTGAATTCCTCTTGGGTTATGGCCCTGACCGTGGGCATTTCAAGGTCATGGGTGTGACTCATTCCACGGGAAGGGCCGGACGTTTCCGTTGCATCATCATTGATTAGATCAATCATGTGGGCATGACGTTCACCGGCGGAAAAACTGGTAGTCATTCCCATTAACATACCGGATTCGCCATTTAAACGCGCCGTAAAACGGTGAACGTGTTCTTCATCGCCTTCACCGGCGGGCGCGGTTTCACCTTCGAAGTAGGCCGACGTTATCCCCTTGGCTACATTCATACCCACGATTTCACGGAACGCATCAATCCCCGTAACCTTATCATCTTTCGTCGGGGCCGGTGGAGTGACCACCGGGGCATCGCCAAATATCTTAAAAAGGTCATCTTCGGTTACGTCAAGGGACTTAAATACGGCTGAAGCGATTCGGGTGCGCGGGTTAGAAGCCCGCTTATTGCGGGTAACGGTGATATGATCAAGATTCACATCATTCAGAACCTTGATACCCTTTTCGTAGAAAACGGCGCGTGGGTTTTCTCGGTTTATCCGGCCACCGATTGAAAATTGGTGGTTAGATGTGCCTTCACGCGCCGCATCGAAAAGTTTCTTGGATTGGGGAAATTCGGGGTCAAGTTCAACGTCCGCCAAGAGTGCTGTTTGCCCTGCCATTGCTCCATCGAACTGACCGGCATCGACAAGGTTTGCATCGACCGCTTTACCGAAACCAACACCGTCGGCATGGGTGTTCAGTAAATCGACAATGCCGCCGCGAATTTGCGACTGCATCCCTAGCAAACATTCTTCCGAACATCTTTCTTGATGACGGTCAACACCGGTGTCCGTAGCATATATCGTAATGAAAGGCCGACCTTCCCGTTCTTCCGCCTTTAGAATTTCGGCGGTGAATTGGAAGGTTAGTGGCCTATTACCGGCAACCGCAGGAACAGCACCATTCATGGCGGTGTCCTTTCTCTAAGGTTTAGCCGGTGATTTTGCCCACTTTTCCGCCGGAACGGGTCTGATTCTGCTCACGATAGTTGGCGGTGTTGTTGCTCGACTTATCGTTCACGTCATCACCCATCGCGCTTCCGGTCGGAACGACACGATTGGTGCGACGGCCCATTACGCCCAAGTCGCCGGTGGGGGCGTTGCGGTTCGGGGCTTTCGGATTGGCGGTGCCTTTTGCCATTTCAATTCTCCTTAATTGTCGTTAGACTTTTTTCGACAAATATTTTGTCGCATCTTGTCTTATGATACTAAACTGCCGAAACGATTGTCAAGTTATTCTGTTACCGGTGTTCCATCCGGCATATTGATGCTAACACTGAAGCCTAACTTCGTCAACCCTTGTGCAAGCGATTGCATTTCTTCGACAAGGCCGGACATTCCTTCATCTTCCAGAATCTTCGCGGCCCGTTGCTCACCCGACGGTTGTGCCGGTTGCGCGGCTTCGGCGGCTTTCGCACCGGTGGCTTCGGCTTGGGCGTTTACAAGGTTCATCGGCGGATAGGTATCACCGTATTCCGACCAAATGGTTGCATCTTCTTTATCCCGCAAATGAAGGAATCCTTGCTTCAACACCGCAACCGGAGTATTCGCCCACTTCGCATCGAAACGCGGCTTATTAAGGAAATCGCGCACGTCGTTCGGAGTAATCCCACCGACCGCCGACAACATGGAATAGGCTTGGGCTTCCATTAACGTATCGGTGGTTCGCGGACGCTTAAATCGAAGTTTCACGTATTTCGGTTCGAACGACTTCAGGATGGTTGCGTTCATGCGATATTCATAACGGGACGCTTCCGGTTCAAAAACTTGTTCAACGGTAACCTGTTTCATCGCCAATGCGACGGCCCGGTTCACGTCATCCGACGTTCCGATAAATATCTGACCGATACCAAACGCTTCCCTGACTTCTTCGTTATTCGCGTTCAGGTATTTGATAAAGGAAGCGTCATCCTGAACACCGACCGTAAGGGGCATCAACTGAATATTCAGGTCTTTCCCGCTTCCCAAGATTTGATCGGCACCACGGGCTTGAAGCAACATCACCCGTCCGGCGTTCCCCGGCCCTTTCCCACGGGCATCAATGAATTCTTCGATCATCTTCATGGATTCGTCGGACAGTTCACCACCGTTTACCAGAATTGCAATCCGGGGGGTCGCATCGTTTTCGAAGAACGCTACGTTCCGACGGTGGGCCAAGCGAGTTCCCGCAATCGCGGGCGCGGCGGATACGACGCGGGGCACACCGTAAAAACTTGACCGGGGGGTATAAATCCTGAACTGAATGATTTCCGTCGCCCTATCTTCAGGGGTCACCCGGTAAACTTCTTTTCCATTCGAACCGTCGTTTTCCCACTTACCGGTGCTTGCCGACAATTCCCTTTCGACACCGAAAGGCTTGAAATAAACTTTCTTCGACGTGTCGGAAGGACGCATTTGCACATACCGGTCGCCTTCCTTGCACATGCGTATCGTATAGGACGGCACATGATAAAGGGCACCGACCTGATTACCACTTTTCGTGCGGGTCACTTCTATGTAACCCTGACCGGTCGATTCTTCATCGATCTTCACTTGGGTCATCAACTGCGTAAAAGGCATTTCGGGATTCGGTTGCTGAAGCAAAGGGGCAATTTTTTCTTTTTCGGCTTCGATTTCTTCCCGGTGTTGCTCAACCCAAGTTTCTTCTTCCTTGATTGGCACCAACTCCCACCCCAAGCCGACAGTATTTTGCGCCATCTTCGTAACGAGCGTATTCAGCCGGGTATTCTGTTCAAGTAAGAACGCCCAAATCATCGGGTCGTAAAGCGGGGTAATAACCTGACCGGCGGTGACCATCTTTTCGAAGTGATCTTTCGGCAACTGCTTCGTTCCGGTGCCCGCACCGGCATCATCTTGCTGACCGAAAACTTTTAGGACAAGGGCTTCATCACCCGCCACTTTTTGAACTTCAAAAGGGGTGGCTTCAGTTCCCGTTTTTGATGACGGGAAGGCGGAATCTTTTGGCATTGTTCTTTTCCTTTACCCCGGACATTCGGGTAATCATGCTTTCATTATCATACGCTTTCTTCCGGCGGTGGGGCGTAGCATCGGCCCCGGCGCACGAATCACAAAAAAGCGAACCACCCCGGCTAACGAATATAGTGCCGCATTGCTTCCAACTTCGCGGGCGGTTTGTAGGCTTATCCCTCATACGGCGCAAGGTCCATCGGCCTCAGAGAATTTATCTTCAGTGTCGTGCATTTCCACCTGACCTTCAGAAAAATCGATAGGCTTCAAATCCATCATCATTGTATCATACTTTTCCTTTTCAATAGGAATGTATGGTGCTTGCTTATAACCGTGGCTATTCAACGGTAAGAGCGCGACGGATTTTAACTGACCTTCGAACATCGTAAGACACCGGGCCACGTCTTTTACTTCATGTTCTTGGAAGGTGATGGTCACGGACACCTGATTATCCGACCACACCCGCTGAAGTGCCGCCGCAAGGCCGAACTGTTCCCATACTGATACATCCGGCTTCGCCTTATTGAACATTTCTTGGCGCACCGGGAAACTGGCGATGGTGGTATGGTCGCCGTTGCTTGATTTTTCCAACGTGTATCCCGCGTCTTTTAGTAGGTCAAGCAACGGAGTCCACTTATCGAAACGGATATTGCGAATATAATAGCGCGATTCAGGAAAATGGATGCCGGGGGTCGAACCGGCCAGTAATGAGATTGTGCCGGACGGCTTCACCGAAGTCAGTTTGATTGAATTCGGAACGCAAAGCCACCGCGAATACATCTTGTCCAATTCCCGAAGATAGTTATAACCTTTGTCAAGCATCGACAGAAAGTTGTGATACCCGAACTTCATGATTGCCTGAGTGATACCCGATACAGATGTGCCGATTCGCCGGTTGCGGCCCACGATAGCGTTCACCTTCGCGTTGTGAGTCGGAATCAGGGTTACGGTCTTGGCATAAAGATAGGCGTATTTCAGGGTGTTGATAAAATCATCGACAGACGTGTGTTTGGCGGGGAATACTTCGACAAGGTTGCAGAGTTCACCGGATTCAAGTGATTGCTCACCGCATGGGTTACATCCGGCAACGAACGGGTCATGCTCACCGGCGGGGTCACCCATTCGCCCGTAACTGCGGGCATTTTGTAACCAGAAAAACCCCGGTTCGCCGTGATTCGCTATTTGGTCAAGGTAGTCATCGTAATCCATGCCCAAGTCCGCGATGATAGAGTTGTTAGATGCCCACCGATGCGAATTCACCTGTTCCGGCCATAACTCCGGGTCTTTCAACCGGCGAAAGTCGCTATCACTCGGTTCACCCAACATGATTTCCGCGCTTCGCCGGATGCCCCCGGCCACCACACATTGACCAATCAGGTTGAAAATATCGACAATCAGGGTGGACGTAATCGGCTCACCTATTCCGGCGGTCAACATGGTTATCAGTTGTTCGTGAAGATGCTGAAGCGGTTCGGGGCCGGACGCATAACCACCGAATCCCCGCAAAAGACTGCCCGCCGGTCGAATCTGCGAATAATCGAATGGCGGTAACGCACCCTTCCCGGCAAACGCATCCAAAAGAATTCGCACCGACTTCACCCACCCTTCCCGCGAATCGGGAATAATGAATGGTTCTTCCGTCGTGGCCGGTTTCTTCGGCGTGAATTTTCCCGCGCCCGTCGTATCACCGCCGACACCCACACCCAACATCGACATATCCATAAGGAACGTGAAAGGGTAGGAAAAATCGGTGGAAATATCAGCCGTGGAAATGAAGCCGCAATTATTCAATGCCGCCGAACCACGTTCTTCGACGTAATCCGTTCCCATAGCCCAAAGGCCGCGTCCGGGCGGCAAGAACTTCATTTCGAATATCAGGGCATACATTTTTTGTGCGCTGAATTGCGCCTTTTGACCATTCCACGGCATATTGTAAAGCTGACAGTGACGTTGTTGCGCCCGATAACATCCTTCGACAACACGGCGGACGGTTTCATACCAATCTTCAATCCCACCTTCCGGCTTCGGACGGGCATAGGTTCTTTTGTAAGTAATCCACCCGACAACCCCGAATCCCCAAGACGGTTGCTTATTGCGGTAACCGTCGATAAACGAATCAGTCAAACGAAATGTATTCGGCATTTCCGTTCCTTCCCGTGTTAAAGATTTACAAGACGTTTAAGGCGTGTCAAAAAAATAGGGTGTAGGGGAATCCCCCACACCCTTGAACTTTTACTTCCGGGGCGTTGATTAGATTTCGAATTCGGCTTTAAGTGCTTTAGCCGGTGTGACGTTAAGCCGGTCATGCCCCTTCGCTTCGGTGCGATTTACGGTTGCTTCAAGTTCTTCGGCGGCAAGGTGCCCGCCGGTGACTTGGGCGTTCAACGATACGGGGTCAAGGTCTAACTCCATATCGAACAAATCCTTCATTTGGTCAATCAGTTCGTCGGGCACGTCCGCCGCCGTAAGACCTTCCTTCAGGGTAACGGAAATACCGGACACCTTTTCAAGCAAACCTTTGCTTTCAAGCAAGGCCACCGTTTCATCGGTGTATTCGACCGCATCTTCCGGTTGCACCCACGAATGGGTAATCTTACCGGCTTTCGTATCCGCCGTGCCGCCCGCGTCCTTCGCAAGCTGAATGGCCGCATCGCGCACCGAAT